TGGCCCCACAGGACCATGACGGTTTCCCGGAATTTCTCGCTTTTGTTCCACAGCAGGACGAAACCCGCCGCCACCGCCGCGATCACTCCGGCAATTATGGCCAGCTTTACGCCGCCTATGCCCAATACCGCATTTAGTATTTTCCCTCCGCCGGACGCCGCTTTGAATATGGTGGACAGGTTTTTCACCGCTCCCACAGCGGCGGTGGCCACCTGCAGCGCCTTAAAGGCCCCCACAGCCGTTATTGCCGCACTTGCAACGGCCAGTATTGCCGTTTTATTCTCACCGATCCATTTCACGGCCTTTTCCGCTGTTGGTATGATTGTGCTTTCTACATAGTCCCCGGCGGCCTCCAGTGCGTTTTGCACTTTTGGCAGGGCGGTCTCCGCCAGATTGTTGACATACGGCAGTATGTTGGTCCCGATCTGTGTCAGAAAATTTTGGCCCAGGTTTTTGACTGTTTGGATCGTATATTTCAAGGTGTTTGTCTGTCTCAGAAAAGCCGTATCTGCCGCCCCGGCGGCCTCATACATTTCCGCTGTTTTGCTGGCCAGTTGTTCCGATAAATCCCCAGTTAGTCCCAGCGCAAGGTTTAATGCCTCGGTGCTTGAAAACATTGCTGCCATTGCACTGGAATCTTTGTTTACTGAATTTGCTAATGCGTCAAGTGTTCCTTGGAATCCCAAATCTGCAATTGCGGCTTGCCCGCTTGTGTACCCTAACTGTTCAAGTGCTTTTTGCATGGCCGTGGTTGGTTTTAATAAATTGGAATATACGGCCTTTAGCTGTGTTGCTACCTCGCTTGTTTTTCCTGTAACTCCTGTCGCAGTTGCGAATACTCCAAACAGTTCTTCCTGCTTTACACCTAATGTATTTGAGGCATTTGTTACTTGCATAACACTTGCGGCCAGTTCCGGGAAAGAGGTTTGCCCCAGCCGCACGGTGGCAAAAGACAGGTCCGCCGCCTTTTGGACGGCTGCCGCCGATGTATCACCATAGCCCTTTGTCACGGCGGACAGCAGGTTAATACTGTCCGCCGTGGTAGCGTTTCCGGCTGCCGCCGATTTTGCGGCGGTTTCCAGAATGCTGGCCGCGTCTGCGCTGTCACCAAATGCGGAAATGACCTGATACATTCCGTCGGTCAGGTTGTCAGTGACCACCCCGGTTTTGTTGGAAATTTCCAGGACTTGATCCCCGATCTCCGCTGTTCTGGCGGCCACCTCCGCCTCGGTCCCGGTCAGCAGGGTGGAGATATTGGCAAGTTGGGTCTGGTATTCCGCCGCTGCATTAACGGCGGCGGCTCCCATGGTGGCAGTTGCTCCCACGATAGCGGCGGACGCGCCTGCCACCACTTTGCCGGCGGTTTTTGCCGCATTTCCCACCGTTTCCAGGTTTTGCGCTGCCGCCGCACAGGCTTTTTTCAGGGAACTGTCCAATTTGCCGTTGATCTTTATGGCCAGTTCATAAACTTTACTTTTTGCCATTGCGGCGTTTCGCCTCCTCCCAAATGGCTTTGACCGTTTCCGCATATTCGTTCAGGTCGTCCACCTGCAGGGATAGGAAAAACTCCTGGCTGCTATGTAACTGTAGGGACAGGGCCACACAGCCCTTGCGGATCGCCTCCGGGGTTAGTCCTCCCCATCCCCGCCGTACAAAAAACCCGTTACCATGGTTTTCAGCTTGATGGCCTCCCTGGCCGGCAGTTTCTCGAAGAACTCCAGGGGAAGCTTGGCCACCCGCTGGGCCAGGCAGGTGCAGAACGTCAGGGACATTTCCTGCAAGGCCGGGTTCATGCCGGGGTTTTTCTTGGCCGCAATCTTGCCCACGTTCTCCAGCACCCCCGCCGTCACGTCCTCCAGGCCGGACAGGTCCACCTCGGTGTACTCCATCCCGCCGAACTTGTACGGCTTGGCAAACCGCAGCACCAGATCCTCCGGCTCAGCGGCCTCTCCGTCCTCGGCCTCGGCCCGCGCCTCCAGGGCCTCCATTTCCTCCCGCTCGGTGGCGGCAGTCTCCAGCTTGTTCTTTTCCATGTCGGTTTCTCCTTTTCGTTTTTATCCGCCGCCGGCGGGTCAGCACATTTCCTTGATCTTGGCCAGAACGTCCACGCCCCGGATCTTGAAAACCTCGTTGATCTTGTCCAGTTCCACCATGGGCTTGTCCTCCAGTTCGATCAGGATATAGAGGATCGTCAGCTTTACGCTGGTTTCCATTCCGTTGCCGGCCTTGACCTTGCCGGGATCAAACCCCACCATGCGGCCACGGACCACCACGCGCATGGGGCGGAACTCAATGTCCCCATTGGAATCCGTGGTCTGCTGGGCGCCCCGCAGCTCCAACTGGACCGCCTTGGTCTGGTCCAGCATATCCACGGCCTCCTCGTCCATTACCCGGAACGGGATCTCCTGCTCCATGTTGGAGAAATAGCCCACGGTGGGATCGTCGAACTCGCCCAGGACGCCCGCGCCGCTCACCGTTTCGCTGGACGCCTCGAAACTGGGAAGGGTGACTTCATCCCCCATGCCCAGCAGGCGGTTTCCGGCGTTGTAGACGTTGTATTTATTGATCTTGGTCGGAATAGTTTTCATGTGTACCTCCCATTTACGCGGTCAGGGCCGCCGTCAGGGCGTCCACGTCATACTCCCGGATATTCTCGATGTACTCCGCCGGGATATAGGGCGCCAGGAACGTGTGGACGGTCAGGTGGCCGTTCAGCAGATTTGTGGCCGGGTTCTCGCTCTCCAGGAACTCCAGCCGGTAGCCGGCGCAGTAGTCGCGTTTCACATAGCCGTTGCCCACAATGTTCTGGCTGTCCACGATGGACCGGATCAGCCGCTTGTTGCCCGGCTTGTCCACTTTCTGGAAATATGTGCGGATAAAATTGTTTCCGTCCCAGTCGAAGAAACGCCGCACAGCAAACCACATATCTTTGGGATCCGTGGTGGAGGGATAGGCCGCCGTCTTGTTCCCCCAGGACTTGAAACCGTTCATATTGATAGCGGTGGTGATCCCGTTGGCGTTCAGCATATCGTTGGCCTGCTGCTGATCCAGGACCACCTCGGTGCCGTCCGCCAGCACCGTTGCGGTGATCCGCAGGTCCTTATTGGACGGGCTTTCATAGGGCACGTCGGCATTGGTGGCGTCCGTGTAGGCGGTCAGGGCGCCGAACATGGCGGAATAGTGGTAAATCTTATCCCCCACCGCCACCATGGGCCACAGGGCCATGGCGTGGTTGGAACTGGCCCCCATTTTCTCCTTGGCCACCTTGGCGTCCGTGTAGATGGCGGCCCCGTTCTCCCCGTCCGTGGGAATATCCAGCAGGCAGTTGCAGACGAAAACGCCGTTGATAGCCTCGGTTTTCGCCTGGAGCGCCGCCGCCACCACCGCGTCCTCACTCCAGCCGGGGGCCAGCAGCAGGCCCGGCACCATGCCCAGTTTGGGGTAGATGTGGCGGATCAGCTCCATGCCCGTTTCCTGGCCCGTCAGGGCGTCCACGCCGCCCACCACGTCCGCACGGGTCACACCGGCGGGGTTCAGGCTCTTGGACGCCACGGACAGCGTGGCCGCCTCCTTTGCCGCCTGGGCCAGAATGGTGATCAACACGTTGCCGTCATTGTCGTGGGCGGCAATATAGTCACTTTCCGCCAGCAGGGCGGCGTCCCCGTTCTTGACCTCCAGGGTGTCCAGCAGGACATAGGGCTTTTTATAAACCACCTGGCCGTCCGCCACGGGGCAGTCCTCCGCCGCGTTCTCCTTGGTGTGGCTGGCCTTTTTCGGGTCCAGCACGTTCACCAGAATAATGGGCGCCACGTTGAACACGCGGAAACAGGCGTCAATGCTCTGGCACAGGGTAAAGTCCTTGAAATTGTCGGAATAGCCCACATTCTGCTGGCACTCCGCGAAAGAGTAGCACAGCATGGGCTTGTTTACCGCCGCCGCCGGATCCCTGGACAGGTGAATGGGGGCGGTGCCGAAAATCACCTGCAGGCCCGCGCTGCCCTGAATAGGGGCGGTCAGGCTTGTGTCGATCTCGCTGTTATATACGCCGTGAAAATACGCCATTTTGTTTTCCCTCCTTTAGCCTTTCCCCTGGGCCTTGCGGTACAGGGTATAGTAGCGCCCGGCCCCGGCGTGGAACTGGCGCCGGACCTCCGGCAGCTGCTCCAGGGGGACCACCAGGCCGCCCAGGACCGGGTTTTCCTTTGTGGCCTCCTCCAGCGCGGTGGGCACCCCGTTGGTGTAGGTCGTGAACTGTACGGCCACGCCGGGGATGGTGGGGCCGCAGTAGACCACCGGGCCAGCGGCCTGGGTGGTCTTTTTGGGGTCTTTGCTCATGTTTCTGGCACCTCCTTGAAGATGGCCGGCGCGGCCAGTTTCAGCGCCATGCCGGCAAAATAATAGGGGTGGGTGTCCTCCTCTTGTGTCACCCACTTTATGGGGTATTGCACCTCATACCGCCGGCCCACTATGCCGTTTTTGCCGTAGTGGGTCAGAATGGTGTTGACGATGTGGAGCGCGTCCCGGAAACCCTGGCGGCCCGGATCCGGGTCGCAGACGCACACCACCAGAATGATCTCCACCTGCTGGCGGGTGTCCTGGTCCGGCAGTTCCCCGCCCGGCACCCGGACGATCACATAAGGCTCCGGCACGTCCTCCGGCTCGGTTTCCTCCGTGGTCTGTCCCTCCGCCTGGTCCGCCTCCAGGTCCTCCTCCACGGGGTCCGGTTCAATGTCCGCCCCCGCTCGGATCGGCAGGTCCTGGGGATAGACCCGGATCCGCCGATCCACGCCGGCGGAATTTTTCAGGGTTTCCCCCTGGAAAAGCTGTTCCAAGTCCGCCACCACGGCGTCCTGCAAAAATTCTTGCGTCACCTGGTTGTGTCCTCCTCCTTTCGTTTTTCTCTCCATTCTGCTATACTGAATTTGGTGGCATGGCATTGTCGCTAAATTCGATACAGAAAGGAGGCGTAAACTATGGATCGCTGTCCTGCTTGTGGAACTCCATACAAGAGTTCCCGCTCTATGTTCTGCGCAAATTGTGGTGAACGTCGCCCCACAGTTGAGAGAAACACATGCACAAACCCCGGCTGTGATAACCATGACCGTCCTCTTGGTCAAGACGAACACTACTGCGATTTGTGCGGCTCACCCACCACCCTTGGTGAGTTGATTGACAGCATGACCTGATTTCCCCCGCTGCCTGTCCGCTGAAACTAACCAGCGGACAGGCCCTTTATTTTGTTTCGTCGATCAGTTTGGCGCCGCAGTTGTAGCAGAAAACCGCCTCCGGCCTATGCCATTGCTTTCCGCACTTGCACAAACAGTGTTTTGTCCGAATGATTTTTTCTGCTGTTTCCAGATAAAATCTGTGCGAACTTTGGGCCATAAAGTTGAGGGCTTTCCTTGCGGCGTCCTGCGTGTGGCACTTGGCTTTAATTTTGATCTCCACTTCTGTGCCGTCCTCGCTGCGGTAAATATTGCTGTGTTCGGTCATAAAATCCCGGTTCCTTTCTGCGGCCTCTTGACTTGTGACTTTTTGCCGCTTATAATAACTTTGTGGGAATAATCAGTATTACACTGAAATATCCAACATAACAAAGTAGAGGGGATTGCACTATGAAACGTACAAAAATGCTTTTTTCCGTTCTTTTCCTTGTTTCACTGTTGCTATTGTTGGCAAGTTGCGGCTGGGTCACTATTTCAGACGGCCCCAATGCCGAAACTTCTGGTTCCGAACAAAACCCGCCCGCTGAAAGTTCTGCGCCGGTTGCTCCTCCCGCACCTACCCCCGCAAACCCGCTCATGGAGACGGAACTACATATTGCCGATGTAATGAATGGTTTTGGCACTGAAAAAATCGGGGAATGGGGCTATGTCGAGATTTCAAAAACCGACATGGCCACCGTAACCGGCGAACAGCTTACAGAATTTTGTCAAAACAAATATGACGGCAAGGGTTTAAATTGGGTTGGTATCATTTTTGAGGACGGCACCGGCCTCCGCGTTGGCCCCGGATGGAAAGCGCAAATTGACTATGGCCAAATTGATGTTGAAACTGTCACGTTTTCCGATACTGTTGGAACTATCACACCAGAAACCTGGGAAAACGGCGAAACCCCGACAAGCTACAAATACACTTCCTATGAGGAAATGCACGAAATTCAAGCGGCCATTGAGGCGGCTATACCCGATGAATACAAAGGCACATTCTATTCCTGTGATGTCCTCTTGGAAACCGACGGAACATACAGCGTTCTTTTGTCCATCATGGTCAACGTAGTTCCTCCAGAAAGCACCGAAATAATCAAAACTTTGGAAGATACGATAAACAGCCTTGGCTATGATAATATTTCCTCTATTGATATTTCTGCTTACATGGAAACGCAATCCGGCCTTGAGCGCGTAGACAGCAATATGTGATTTATCCACACTTGCGGCCCTCCGGGGCCGCTTTTTTATGCCGCTTTTCTCTCCAGCGTCCGCTCTATCTGCCTCCGGATATGCTTTTGCAGAATAGCGTAATAGTCCATTTCCGCCTCCTCATAGCTTTTTCCATACAGGAGTGGGACTGCCGGTGACATCAACGGATATATTGGCAGTCTGTTTTCCCCCAGCCTCCTTACAATGGCGGTGTGCCCGCTGTCAAACGTGGTTTCAAACGCTTTCCGCCCACCTACTTCCAGCGCCGTCAGCTGGCTTTCGTTCAGCACTTTCAGCATGGCCGCCGTGGCTCCCTCGTTCTTGCGCGTCATGTAGGCCATAGCCTCCACCAGCGCCCCCTTAGAGATCAGCCGTGCCTCCAGGTCCTGGCCGCTGGCCTTTTCCGTGAACATACCGCCCCGCTTTTTTTCTTTCAGGATCCTGTCGTCCGTGATAGCATACCGTTTTCTGGCTTTCTTTCCCATTGTCCGCCGCATTTCATTGGCTGTTGCGTTCAGCGCGGACGCCAGCACGCTTGGGGCCTTTAATTGATCCGGTATACTGTCCAGCTGACGAATAATTTTTTGCAGCTCTGCGTCTGTGTCTATCTGCAAAATGTTTTGATTATCGCTCACGATTTTGGCACCCCCAATTCAATGGACAGGATCCCGGCCTCCTCTTTACAGTCCACAACCCTGTACTGCTGGCGGTCCAGCGTCAGGACGGCCCCGATGGCCGGGCGCGATCCGAAGTCTGGCCGGGCCACATAGATCAGGCGGCGGGATTTGTAAAGGCCGGTCTGCTGGACCCCTAACTTTCCCTTGTCCCGCTCCAGCAGTTCGTTTTCATCCACCAGCACCGCCATTTTTTTGCCGTTGACGGTGTGTGTGTCTGCAAACTCCAGGCGGTTCAAAAAGACGTTGGACACGTCCGCCGCTATGCACTCCTTAAAGCTGGGGGCGCCCATTACAGGGCACCCCCGTCATTCTCCTGGGGGTTGGCGGTGGCCTGGACCTCCGCCGCCGCGATCAGCTGCGCCCGCTCCTGCTGGTTCTTGGCCGCCGAAACGTCCACGCCCAGCTTTGCCGCCAGGTCCAGCAGGTCCTCCTTTTTCATGCGCTCCAGTTTCGCCGGGTTCATGTGCCCGGTCAGCATGGCGGGCGCTCCGCCGCCCTGGCCGTTTTCACCCTCTCCCGGCGCGTTCTGGCCGCCCTGGGCGTCGTTTTCACCGTCGCCGTGGTCCAGCCCCTCCCCGGCTCCTCCGCCGTTCTGGAGGCTCCCAGGGGCAAACATGGCGCGGATCTGTTCCTCCATGCTGGCCACGCCCACAAACTCCCCGGCGTCGTCCTCAATGGTCAAGCCCATGGCCCGGATGGCCTCCGCCGCCAGGTCGTTCACCTTGGATCGCCTGGCGGCCTCCCGGACAGCGGCGCGGGCCGCGTCCTCCATGTCCGCACCCGTCCACGCCGCGCTGTTGGCTTTCAGCCAGGCCGCCACCATTTTGGGATCCTTGGCGGGGATGGCCTCCCCGCGCTCATAGGTCCGGCCCATGTACTGGATCGGGCGCTGGGCAATCAGCTTTTTCATGCTCCAGCCCTCCGATCAGCCCAGCAGCTTGACCAGCACACTGGTGGCGATGGTGGCAGCGTCCGCCGCCGCATAGCCGGCGGGCGTGTTGTTCACCGTTTTTTTGGTGTCGCCCGCCCCCTCCTCCTTGGAGGCGGTGGCGGTGATCACGTCCGCGTCGGCGTCATAGTAGACGGCGGCCCCCTGCTTGATCTCCTCGGTGTTGGCCTTGGTCATGGCGAACACGCCCACAACATGGACGGCTCCCTGTTCGCCGGCGCGGATAGGCGCGGCGGCCACGCCGATCCGGGTGCCCAGGCTCACCACCGCGCCGTTTTCCACGTTCTCGGTGGGGAAGTAGTCCAGGGTTTCGCCTCTCTGGTAATAGTTCGCTTTCATGCTTTATTCCTCCTTACTGTTACAGGGCCACGCCGTTGTTGCGCAGGATCCCACGGAAGTCCGCCGCATTGATCCCCCAGTCCAGCCAAATGTCCCACAGATAGCCCAAATAGCCGGCCTTTTCGGACCGCCGGAAACTGGGCGCGGTGGTCCCGTTCAGATAGTCCACCTGTACGGACTTCACCAGCCTGGGATCGGACGCCATAAACCAGGGGCAGGCCGCGCCGGCGGCCAGAATATTCAGGACGGCCTCCTGTACCACCTTGATCTTGTTCTTATACTTGGTGTTCAGCACGTTGACGGTGTGGTTTCCGATCCCCTCCACGTCAATCTGTGCCGTGCCCAGGATCTGCTCCACTTTCATGCCGTAGCCCACAGGCACCACAATGGTGGCAGGCTCCACCATAATGCTTTCCCCAAACTGGTCCGTCTGCAGGCCCATCATCTCGATCATCTTCATCAGCACCGCAACGCTGGGGGCGCTGCCCGTGGTGATCAGGTTCTTGTGGGCCGCGTCGAACATGGGGGCGCCGTCAAAAATGGCGGGATTGTTGTAGATCAGTTCATACACCTGGCGGTTGATCTTCTGCTTGGCCTTGCGGGTGTACTGTTTCGGCATATTGGCCAGGAAACCAATGTCGTCATTGATAAACGCCTCGCGGGTCATGCTGAACTGGGTGGCGTAGGTGTCCAGCTTGCGGGTGGGCAGCAGGTCCGTCTGCAGGGTGCTGGCCTTGATCTCCCCGCCCTCGGTCACTTTCTGGAAGTCGCCGCCGCCCATGACGTACTCGTGATCCTTGCTGGCCTTAAAGTCCGGCAGGGTCCCCTTGCTGGTCCACTCCTCAAATGTGGCCGGCTGGAGGTCGTACTGCTGGACAATGGCCTTTTTGATGGCGTTATCCATGATGGCAGGGAAGTCCGCCGTGGAACTAAAGAACTGCCGCACCGCCGTGTCCCACAGGTCGGCACGGGACCGGCGCAAAAGTTCCGTAACGGTGCCCTCACCGCTGCGGGCCATGCACTCGATCAGCATATCCCGCATGGACATACCCCGCATATCCTCCGCGCCCTGGGCGGGCTTGTCCAGTTCCACGCCCGCCTGGATCAGCATGGCGTCCCTGGCGGCGTCCCGGAAATTGTCCATTCCGCTGTCCCTGGTGCCTACCACCACCGGGGTGCCGTGCTGGATCATGTAGTCCACGGCGGCGGCCCGCACCTTGTCCATGGTGTCGCCGTTGCGGATATGCTCCGCCGGGTCCATTCCGGTCTGTCGGCACAGGGCCAGAATGTCATTGATCCGCTGGCGCTCCTCCGCCACGGCCCGCTGTGCGCTCTCCTCGCTGGTGGCGCCGTGCGTCCCGGCAGGGGGAGGGGTGGGGGTGTTCACGGGGTCCTGGCCGCCCGCGCTGCGCTGGCCGCCGGCAGGCTCCCCGCCTCCCTGGTCGTCCGGCTCCGCGTCGATCTTGCGCTGGAGATCGTCATACTCCGCCTGTTCCTCCGCCGTCAGGCCCCGCCCGGCGGCGCGGGCAGCGTCCACAATGGCCTGCTGCCGCTCGATCCACTTTTTCTTGTTTTTCATGCTCTTACCTCCAATACCTGTTTTTGTTGATCTGGATTTGCCTCTCATACAGGGATAGATCCGGCGGCCCGTTATCGGACCGGCCCACGCCCACGGTTGCGTCCGCAGGCACGGAAACAATGGAAATTTCCAGCACCGTCCATTTCCGGGCGATTTGACACGGTCCGGTGAAACGTCCGTCCGCAGACACGGCCCCGGCCTTGACCTCCTCCCAGGCGTCCACAGCGTAGCGCACGGACGTGGTTTTCAGGGTTCCGGTCTTGACCTTGCCGAAAATCTTTTCGGCGTCGTCGTCGCTGTCGAACTCAATTTCTGCCATGCCCCGGTTGTTCTCCACCCAGGCCCGGATCACCCTGCCCACCACTCTGTCCACGTCATGGTTGAACAGGACCACGCCCACCGTGTTCATGCGGGACAGGTCCACAGCGCCAGGGCCGTGGTCCAGGATCTCCATGCCGAAATAACGCCGGTATGGCTCCTCACTGGAAAAGCTAACTGTCCTCCGCCGGCTGTTCTCCGCCTCCGCCGGGCTGTTCGCCTCCCTGGTCAGGATTTCCCCCATGCTCCGGGTCGTCTGGTTCTTTTCCTCCTCCGGCGCCGCTCTGCTGGGCTGCTGTCGTTCCAGTTCCAAAAATTACACCTCCCATATCAATTCCTTTTTTGCGGCCATACTCCAGGACCTCCGCCAGTTCGTCCACGGCCTCTTTCCAGTCCTTGCCCTTTTCGGCCTGGAGGTCCTGGAAAGTCTTTTGGCCGCTTTGCAGGGCGATCTTGTCCGCGCTTGCCTCTTTCGCCGGGTCGATCCACTTTTTCGGTGCCTTGACCCAGGAATGATCCATATAGTCCTCTTTGCGCTCCCAAAAATCTGGCACAGAAAACAGGCCAGACAGCACCCCCGAAATTAGAAAGTTTTCGTACACCTCGGACATGAACGCGGTTAAAAGTTCGATTTCCTCCGTGTATGTGTTTTCATCCTCCAGGGCATTTTGACGGGCGGACGAATAGGTGGCCCCGCTCATGTCGCGGCTTACCGCCTCATAGGAAAGGCCCTGTCCCGCTCCAATTAGGCCCTGCTGTGTTTTCAGGAACGCGGTGGCGTCGGTGGCCGCCCCTTTGGGATCCACCACCTCCACGTCGTCCCCGGCCCCCAGTTCCATGATCATGCCGGGCGTCATTTTCTTGCCGGAATAGTCCACCTGTCCGCCCTTGCTGTTCCAGTTACTCCGCCCGGTGCCTCCGCTCGGCATGGTCTTTTTGATCACCAGTCCCACCAGGGCGGCGATCCGTTCCTTGATGGCCACGGCGGTGATAAATTCGTTTGTGTCCCGCACTCTGGTGATTGTCGGGGACATATCGGACATTTCCCGCAGTTGGCTTGGGCGGTGTTTGCTCTTGTAGAAAAACACGTCCTTTGCCTCGATGTATGCAGGCTCCGCCAGCTGCCAGCCCTCTATGTCATACTGGCGGATCCAGTAGCCCACAGGGCGGCGATATTGGTTATACTCAATTCCGCCCACCACCCTGTTTCCCTGGTAGCGCGGCGTTGCCTGGGTCTTGTCCAGTTCGTCCACTTCCAGGCATTGAAGTTTGAACGGGACCACACCGCCGGGGGTGTAACGGTACAGGACGATCATGCCGCCGTCCACCTTTTTCCGCTCTACCATCATCCGCAGAATTTCATTGAAAGACTGTTCCCCGGTCACGTCGCAGTTTCTGGCCTTGCACCAGCGTTTCCACGCTTTTTCGATCTGTTTATCCAGGCTGTCGTTTCCGGTTGCGGCCCGCAGGGTATAGCCCTTGCCCACCACGTTGCGCTTGTAGGCGTGGAGAACGGCCTGGGCTATATCGCTGTTTCGCTCCAGGTCCCGCGCCCGTGCCCGCACAATGTCCCGGCTGTATTTGTCGGTTGCCTCCGCGCTTTCGTTTGTGACCCGCCACCCGGAATTGATCCGGCCATTTCCGGCGGCGTCATAGCCCCGCAGTTCCTCCAGCCCTTGCCGCCACATTTCCCGCTCATAGGCCCGGCGCGGGGACACGGCGGCGATCACGTTATCAAACCAGCCCACGCCGATCACCTCCCATCGAAAAACGCCACATAGGTCCGCCCCAGCAGGCTGCCGCTTTCCTCATTGGCCAGTTGTGCCTCCAGGTCGTCCCGCATGGACTTTAACATGGCCAGGTCCGCACGGGTCAGGGACCGGCTGCCGATCTTGTATGACTGGCCACCACACAGCACGGTGGTGATGGCGGTATTTACCTGGGCCAGCATTTCCGCTGCCGTCATTTTCGTTTCGTCCATGGTTCCCTCCGCTTAAATCCACTCGCCGCTTTGGCGGATCCAATTTTCCTCCGGGGCCGTTTCCTGCCTTGGCGTCTGGTCCGCCTTTTCCTGCGGTTTCTCCGCCGTGCCCTCCTGGTTCTGGAGGAACAGGGACCGGACCTCCAGCACGTCCGCCGCCGCTGCCGCGTACACCTCACAGTCCAGGTAATGGTTGGCCGCGTGGGAGGCTTTCAGCGCCCACCGCTGGACCACCTTTCCCTTGGACCGCTCCGTGATCTTATGCTCCGCCGTGACCTGTTCCGCATACTCCAGATCACAGTCTTTGTGTACCATCCAGGCGCCCCGCCCGTTTGGTTTCCTCATTCTGGAGGCGATCATGTCCTTGTATTTTCCGCCGTCCACCAGGACCAGCTGCATACCGTTGGCGCGGCTCCCGGCCTTGTCCACGGTGGAAATTCTATAATGCCCCTGCATGGTTGGGACGCCCTTACAGGCCCGCACCCACTCCGCATTGATCAGGCAAAATTCATATACCGCGTCTGTCTGGTCGCCGCTGTCCATTAGTGCTAATTCCACCATCATTTTTTCCCCGGACGGCATGGAAAAGCTGGTATTCATAACCCGCTCCACCTCCGACATGGAAAGGGCCTGGCCGTGTGCCACGTTTTGGCTGGTCATAAAATCGCCCCAGGCCCGGATCGTCCAGTACAGACAATTCTCCTGCACGTCGATCCCGCCGGTCAGCAGCTTGGTCCACTCTGGCAGTTCCCAGGCGGGCACCTCGGTCTGTCGCTCCATGACCAGATCCGCGTTGGTTTTCAGGGCCGTGTCCTCCCACGGCTCCGCCAGCCAGCTGTTGGTGAAGTTCTGCAGTAGTTCCGGGTCGTCCTTGCTCCGCATGAACTCCCGCGCTATATCGGAAAAGCGGGTAAAGGGGGAGTATAGCGTATTCATCCAGAACGCCACACTTTTGGCGGTCCCGCCCCGCTGCCGTACTGGCCGCCACTGTCCGGCCTCCAGCATTTTCCCCTTGTCCTGGTCTGTGATCACGCCCCCACACGCCTGGCACACATAGAACGCCATTTCCGCCCGCTCCGCGTTGTCCGGCACGTCGTCCTTGCTGGGCCACTTGATTTGTGCAAATTTCAGTTCTATGTACTCCCCACAATGGGGGCAGGGGACGAAATAGTGTTTTTCCATGTCCGCCCGTTCCAGCGCCCGCCATATATGGCCGCTTTTCAGTGTCGGTGTGGAGGCCATGAAAATTTTTCTGTTGAAAAACGTCTTTGTTCGCTCCCTGGCCAGGGAAACGGGGTCCGCCTCCCGCTTTGACGCACCTGGGAACTTGTCCACTTCATCCAGAAATAGGTTTCGGATCGGCTTGCTGGATAGGTCCGCCGGGCTGTTTGCGCCGGTCAGGTATAGAAACATATCCCGGAATTTCAGCTGTAATTTTTTGCTTTCCGTTTCCCGGAACTTGCCCGCTATATCCGGGCAGGCTTTGAACATGGGCACCAGGCGGGTTTCCGCCGTTGTTTCCGCCAGGTCGTCCGATGGATAGACCACCATGGTGGGGGCCGGTTCCTGGTCCACCAGGGTGCCGATCATGTTTTCCATGGCTGTGGTGCCGCCCACCTGGGTGGGCTTGACGAATATAATTTCCTCGATCACGTCGTCAGAAAATGCGTCCATGATCTCCACCAGGTAGGGGGTCACGCTGTTGCGCCACGGCCCCGGCATGGCTCCGCCGGTCAGGGTCCGCTTTTTTTCCGCCCACTGGGAAACGGTCAGCCGCTCCGTCGGGCGCAGGACTTGAATGGCCCGATATATCCAGCTTGGCACCGTGTAGGGCTTTATTTTTTGCCGCCGTTTCATGTTTCCTCCTGGCGCTGTTCCATAGCGGCGTCCGAAAATGCTGTCAGCATGGTTTCAAGTTCTTTCCTCATTGCCTTTTCCATGGTCCGTATGGTCAGCGCGTCCGCATAACCGGCCATGGTGCCCACCGTGCGGGGCGGGATATTCATGGCAAACTTTTTGAACATGGCCATAAACTCCGCCAGTTCCTCCGCCGCCTGGTCCGCCGGTATGTATTTCCCCTCTGCTATGGCCGTTTTCAGCTTGTGGAGCTGCCCCTGGCTTTCTTTCAGTTCCACCTCTGCCTCCAGCTTTTTCAGGGCCAATTCCTCCGCCCGGCCCCGCTCCCCGGTTTCCTGGGCCTTTTGCTCGATGTGGGCAATATACCGCTGGATCGTTTCGCAGGTCCGGTATTTCCGCGCCCCGCCGCCGGGCGGGATCTCGGTTTCCAGCACCCCGTCCTGGGTCAGCTGCTGGACCCTGCGGCACCCCTTAAAGCCCAGCATTTGGGCGATCACTCCCGTGCTGGACCACTCCGGCACGGTCCCGGTCAGGACCGCCGGCTTTTCCGCTTTTGGCTTTTTCGGCGCCGCTTTTTTCACGGCTGTTTTCTTCTGCTCCGCCACTGGAGGCGGCCCCCTTTCCCGCCCCGGCGGTGGAGGTCCGCCGGTTTCGTTTTTTCCTCCCGCGTCCGTTTCGCATTTTGACCCGCTCCGGCCCGCTCGGTTATCCCCCCCTAAAGGGGGGGGATAAATTTCCGGGTGTTTTTGCTTTGCGTAACGTAACAGGCCCAAAATTTTTTGGTTTTGTGGGCAAGAATGCCGGGCTTTCATTGCCCA